TGATCTCGGCGTTCTCCAGCTCGATGCTGTTGGTGAGGCCGTCGTCGGAGCAGTAGCCGAGCGACGTGAATGCGGCGTTCAGCGCGGTCGTCGCGTCGGTCGGGAGAGCGGTGCCCGTCGGGGCGGAGTACACGCCGCCGGAGGCCTTGGGCTTGCCAACGGTCACGTTGGTAGCGAGATTCGGCATGATGCCTTGTCCTTTCAGGATGCGTGCCGCGCCCCTTCAAGGAAAATGTTCAGTTGTGGTTCTAGGCGCCGCGGACCGTGGTGGCCGCGACAACCAGCTGGTAGCGGGACTGACGCCCGTCGGGGAAGTTGTAGATCGACTCCACCCGGCACCGCCCCAACAGCGGTACGCGGACGGGAAGGGCCTCGAGCAGCAGGGCCAGGGCGTGGGCGCCTTGGGACGCGGCGAGCCGGTCCTCAGCCCAGAACTGGACCGCGAGCACGGGCCGGTCGACCAGGTCGCGTTCGGCGCCGCCCGTGCGCTCGACCGTCACAAACCGAACCGGCTTGGGCTTGGTCGGGCTACCGGCCGGGACGTCGAGGAACGCCTCGAGGGTGTCCTGGTCGGGGTGCTTCAGCACCTGGAGCCCCAGCCCGGAGTTGAGCGCGTCGACGATCAGGACCTCCACGTTCGTCGTCACGACTCGCCGCCCTGCAGGATCCCCACCCGCTCCGCGAAGAGCGTCACCGTCACCTCGTACGGCATCCGCGGATCAGCCGGGACCACCACGTTGATGTCGTTGGCCGCGATCAGCCACGGGAACGGCTCGCCGTCGACGAGCAGCTGCTTGCCGCATTCGATCTCGATCAGCTTCGCCATCTCCACCTTCGTCATGGTCACAGTCCTTTCAGTAGCGCGTTGGTATCCGCGTTGTGCCGCCGCGACTCCCAATCCGTGGTGTGGACGACCGCGCGGGCACGGTTCCGGCCCGGCTGCACATACGACTCGTAGCCGTCCGCACCAAGCGACGCATTCGCGGAGTCCCGCGCGCCGTCGGCGTACTCCTTGAGCGCGGCCTGCACCTCGCCCGAGTTCAGGACCGCGCGGATACCGGCCCGGTTCATCTTCACCCGCACCCTGCCCATCAGCCGTCCCTCCTTTCTACGTTCACGGGCCGATTCCACTGGCCCGGAGTCAACGACCCCAGAAACGGTCTGGGGTCCCCGACGACGTGGAACTCTTCCCCGCGGACCCTCACCCGGCACCCCCGCAGCGACCTGGTCCAGGTCTTCGGGAAGTCGAGCCGGTACACGAGCTCAGTGCCGTCGGGCCGGTTCGATTCCATCTCATCCGAGGTCGAGGCCGGCGAGACGAGCACGTCGTCGACCGTCTCCTCGACCTCGGTGTAGATCGGCGTGTTCCCGGCCCCGCGCCCGACCTCGGCGCGGTGGATGACGACGACGGTTTCGCCCTCGAGTAGCCCGTCGAGGAGCCAGCCCAGCTCACTCATCGTCATCGTCGTCGCGTCCGAGGAAGCTGATGTTGCCCGCGCGCTGCGCCCGGCCGAGCAGGGAGCGGCGCTCCGAGCCCGACAGGTAGATGTCCCCATCCGGGTTCGCCCATCGCACGGTCGCCTGGTAGGCCCCGGCGCCCTGCTGGACGGACTCGGCGCCGTCGACCGGGCGAGGAGTCATGGCCCGCTTCACGATGCTGCAGACGATCCGCTCGAGCGTCAGAGCTGACCGGTTCGCGGCCTGCGGGCACTCGTCCATGATTAGCTGGGACGCGTCCGCGAGGAGCTTCTCGGCTCGTGGCTTCTCGTCTTCGCGGAGCGTGCGCCCGCGGTCCTCCAGGTCCTTGACCGTGGCGAACGGGATCTCCGGGAACGGCATCGTGGGGCCTCCTCTCAGCCGAACGGCTTCGCCGCGCGACTCCGAGTCGTCTTCGGCTTCGCCTCGGGCTCGTCCTCGATGGCCTCCGGTGCCTCGACGACGTCGGCCTCCTCGGCCACCAGTTCGGGGTCGGGCTCGTCGCCCGGCAAGACCACGCCGTGGACCCGATAGGCGCCCAGCTCGGCGAGCTGCTCGTCAGCGACCTCAGCGGCCCCGTCGATGAAGTGGATGCCGAGGTGTGGGATGGACAGCGACGGCTGCGTGCACGTGATCCTCGTCATGGCGATCACGGCTTCGGGGTGGTCGTCAGGACGGCGTGCTTGCGCTCGTTGCCGTAGATCAGGCCGATCTCGCCGTAGATCTGGACCTTGTCGGAGGCGCCGGTCTTCGCGAGGGGCTCGGCGAAGAAGTGGCCCTTGCCCGGGATCTCCAAGAACGCGGGCTTCAGGTCCTCGAGCGAGAGCGCGAGCATCTTGTTGCCGGGCATGTACCGCGACAGCATGATGTTGCACTTCCCGAAGTCCGTCTCGATCGTCTGCACGTTCACGCCGCCGACGTTCCGGGTGGACTCCTGGTAGTTCGCGTCCTTGATGAAGATCTTCGACAGGCGGCGCTTCCCGCGGGCGTTCACGATCAGGGTGCGGGTCTCGCCCTCCTGCAGGCCGCCGTTCTCCCACGCCTTCTGCATCAGGTCACCGATCGTGTCGGCGGTGACCCCATCCCAGCCGAACGGGTCGAGCCCCGCAGCGGTCGCAGAGGTCGGCCCGGCGAGCGCGTTCGTGGCGACCGCAGCGAGGAGACCGCGGGTCTTGCGTGCGGTGTCGTTGTTGCTCGGGTTCGCGTAGGTGCCGGTGACGAACGTCTTCTCGACGTCGCGGGCGATCTGCTTGAAGTGCTGCGCGAGCTGCCACGCCAACTCGTTGGCCGGCAGCTGCGTGTTCCCGAGCTGCACGATGGCCGCGCCGCTCGTGTTCAGCTGCTTCGTCGCACCCTGCTTCGTGTACGAGATGGAGACGGCCTCCTGGCGGATCTCCAGCACGTTGAAGGCCTTGTAGCGGGTGCGCTCCTCGGCGGCGGGCGCGTCGGCGCCCTCGAGGCGCTGACGGTCGTCGGCGGCGTCGCGCAGGTCGTAGCCCTGCCACTCGAACAGCGTCGACGCGACGGACTCACCCGAGGTGAGGCCGCCGATCATCGACAGCAGCGGCGTGTCCTCCGGCGACGCGCCGAACAGCTCGCCGGTGTAGTTGGGCAGGTTGTAGGTGGTTCCCATTCCGTCAATACGGGGCATGGTGTTTTCCTTTCAGGATTTAGGGCGTTGCAGCGCTCAGCTGCATCGCCTTCAGAGTCGCGACCAGGGCCTTCTCGCCCGCCTTTGCGGCGGCGGCGATCTGATCGGCGAGGGGGATGTTGCGGGTCTCGGGCACGCGCCCGATACCGGGTACCGGAGGCGCCTTCGGCGCACCGGGGGTGGCTGGCGGGGTCACGGCGGCGAGGCGGGCAGCGAGTCGCTCCATCTGCTCCTCATCACCCGACAGCAGCGCGGTGTCGTCGTCGGACAGCTGGTGCTTGCGTGCGACTCGCTCGCGCGCCAGCTCCTGCCGGGTCAGCTCGGCCTCGCGCTGCGCCTTCGCGGCGGCATCGGTGGCCTTCTGCAGCTCGGTCTTGCCCGCGTCCTCGATAGCCTGGAGCCGGGCCTCGGCGGCTTCGGCTCGGCGCTGCGCGTCGCGCGCAGCCTTCCGCTCGGCCGCGAGGGCCTTCTTCCCGGCCTCGCCCAGCCCGTCCTCGTCGCCCGTCGCGGGCGGCTCGTTGGTGGGCGGGGTGCCGTCGGCAGCCGGATCGGCTGGTGGGTCCTCGGGGCCCTCCATCACGAACCCACCGAACAACTGTCGGTGGATGCTGATGATCTCGGCGAGGTCAGCGGGCATGACAAACGGGCCCATCGCGGGCTCCTTCCAGGTTGGGTGCCCCGTCGCGGGGCACAGAAAATCCCGCAAGGACGTCCTTGCGGGCTTGGGCTGGTCGGCGGCTAGGCGGTAGCCCGGCGCGCTTCGGTTACCAGCGCAGCAGGTGCTGCGAGATGGCCTTCGTCGATCGCGTAGAGAAGCGCGTCGAGCGCTGAGCCGGGCTCCCCGTACGACAGCAGCGAGGTGACGTCCGAGCGGGTTGCTCGATCGAGGTCCGCGACGACGGAGGCGAGCAGGTCGAATGCGAGGTCCTCGACCTCGTGATCCTCGACTACTTCGGCTGACATGTCACCAGCCTACCAGCGGGACCCGGCCATAGGGCACTGGTCGATGTTCCAGCACGCCGCCCACCAGTTTCGTGCGCGCTACGCCGTCGCCGTCAATCGGATAGGCCGTCTGGAGTTCTCCGGTGCTGACCTTAAGTCGCACCTCAATGCGTACCCGGTCCACCTCGCCGACGGCGACCAGGAACGGACCACGTCGCTGAACACGCCGGGGCGAGGTCGTCACTTGGTCGATCGCTTTGATGATGCGTTCGTCGTCCCATTCCTTGGGGAACACCGTCTTGTTCGCCCGCCGGGTTGTGTAGCGGTGCCCGCCGCCCTTCTTGTCGCCGTCGAGCACATGGCGGTAGAGCGTCTCGTCGCCGCGCGGTGCGGCGCGCGCCCATGGCGAGTCGTTGAAGGTCCCGGCCTCGCGCATCCTCGCCACGATCGTGTCCGGCGTCGACGGCAGACCGGCCGAAACCGCGTCGGTGGCGGCCTGCTCGTACGCGTCGATCCACCGCTGCTCCTGCTCGGTTGGCTCCCAGTCGTCGACGATCTCGGTCGCGACGCAGCCACAGAAGTTGTGGTACTTCTTCCCGAGCCTGGTGGTCAGCGCGGTCTTCTCCGAGGTGTAGCCGTCGTCGAGGTAGCCGCGGGTCGCGAGCATCCCGCACCAGGTGCAGGGGTCGCCGTCGGGGACACGGCGCCAGCGCCGGCCCGCCGCCGAAGCCGACAGCTCCACGGTCTCCCGGCCGCCCATCTTCGCGCCACGATCAGCCCACACCGCGTGCTTCTCGATCGCCCGAGCCCGGGCGCCGGGGTCGTCGAGGCGGTCGAGCGCGCCCATGGTCGAGACGACCCGGGCACCGGCTTCGGCGAGGTCGAATTCCGCTCGAACTACTGGGCCGGGCGGGACGCCGTGCGCGGCGCGCAGCTCGGCGACGTGCCGGGCCGCGATCCCCGCGGATGCGTCGAAACCGAGCTTCTCCGCGCCGAGCAGCGCCACCTCGAACTCGTCGAGGGTCAGCCTGCCGGCGGCAAGCTCGCGGCCCAGCTCCAGGACCAGTGCGGCGGTGGCCGCACCGTTGTTGATCTGCGCCAGCCGGTAACGCCTCAGCATCTCCCGAAGTGCCGCCGCGGACAGCGCCACGGCGCTAGCCTTCGAGCTTCGTCGCGTCCGCCTCCGGGAGACGCAGCGACACCGGCACCGCGCCGGTGAACTCGATGTCGTCGAGCCCGGCCCGGGCCGCGGCATCCGCCGGAGCGACACCGGCACGGATCAGGGAACCGAGCGCGTCAGCCTTTGTCTTCACGTCCGCCCCCCATCACCGGCCTGGCGTCCGATCACGTCAGCAAGCCGATCGATCCCGACCGGACCCATCTCCGCGCGTTCTCGCTGGAACCGCTCGATCTGCTGAGGTGTGAGCCCGATCAGCTCCATGCCGACGGTGGTCTCCGCCAGGCCTGGGACGGCGGCGACCTGCTTCGCCCCGGCGTCGGCTACGGCCGCGAGGGTTGGCCGGTTCGGTGGCCGCCACACCAGCTGCACGTCCCGCAGCTCTGGCGGGGGCTCGGTGAGGCGGTCGCGGATCATCAGCGCCGTCCCGAACGCGCGCTTCAGCGCGGCGCCGTAGACCTGGTGCTGCCCCTCGGCGTGACCGATGGTGTCTTGTCGGGCTTCCTGCTTTGCGCCCTGGCTCTCGGGGTTGTCGGTCGCGATACCCAGAGACCCGAGCGGTACACCGGTGTGGCCG